GCAGTTTCCGATGAGCGACTTTCAGCAGAGCCATCGCTCGCGAGTTGCTCATCAAGAATCGCGTCGATCTGTGCTGGAGTTTGACGCTCGAAAAGAGAATCAAAGTCAGGCATGCCATCAAGGAGGGCGGGGATCGCATCCTTGTCTTCCAGCAAAGCCGATGTGTTACGACGCATCTTGAGGTTTGTTTGGGGGTACGCACCGGGTTTCGTGGGCTTAGTATAAGTAAGAGTGATGTCCGTACCCTCTTGAATGTCTGTGACATCTCCATACTCCGGATCGAGAATATACCCTAAAAGAAGTTCATAAGCCTGCTTTCCGTAGCCATAGACCTTGATGCCTTCTTCCTCTCGACCCCTCACAACGACTGGCGAGAAATATCGAGTGCGAACAAAGAGTGACTTTGCCAGCTTCTTACTTTCCTCATCGTTGTTATCGCTGCCTTCGCGCCATAGCGAAGATGCGAATTCGCAAATGGGACAACCCTCTCCAAAGTTTCGCTTTGGACAAAGAATGCCTCCACGATGATCCCCTACATTATAGTGGAAGAACATCTCCTTCAATGGATCTCCGTCGTTCGTTGGAACGATACGAATATCCGTATCACCCTCGTCTGGCTTAAACCAAACAGAGTTTCCGTTACCAGTGTTTTCGCCGCGCAATGTTGCGAGCTTTCGGCGCATTAGCTCCATATCAATTCCCATAATTTATCTCCTTTTTTTGATGTTTATGAGTAAACAATAAGCGTTCCTTACTGTTCTAGTATAACACTCTCAACTAAGCAAGTCAAGAGTTTTTTTGGATTGCGTTAGTGTGGGCAACGCAGAACCCAAAGTCTTGTGGTAGAGGGGTTTCATAGATTGCATATGAAATTTTTCTAAAAGCATTTCTTGGTTTTTCCTTTAGTATATTTACAATCTTTCTATGAAGACCGCCTTCTTCCTTTAATCTTTTTTCATTGATACACATATAATAACACAGTTCTCTCTCGGTGTCAATGTCAAAGATCCACTTTTCTTCAAGAGTTTTCATATCTAACATGCCAACTGTTCTGATTCGATTAATGTCAGCAGGCTTAGAAACTTGACCGATTTCCGGCTCTGAATGTTCAAAGTAATTTAAATAATGTATGGTTGAAAAAATTGACGTATTTAATGTTTCATAATATTCTTTCACCGGAATGTGTTGTAGAATATTTTCTAGATTTAAATTAGAAAAAATAGTCATGGAACGAAACAATCCCGAACGGGCATATTCTTGAAGAACTCCAAACGCTGTATTTTCCAATAACCGTGGGATTCCTGTAAGCAAATCAGTATCGGGCTTGATATAAAATATGTCCAACCTTTTATCTTTTAGTTGTTCTAATATTCCCAAAGCATAATTGGAACTGTAAGATGCCCCCACGATAATAAATTGAACATGCTCGTCTACATCTTTGAAAAACTTTTTTACATCCGGAATATTATGTTCATATTCTTCAGGTGTATCATACGTTTTTAATCTAAATTGGTATTTAGAATTCCGCTTCACTTTGTTGTTCATTTTATACACGTGATAATTCGGCGTATCACCAAACTTCTCCGCAATAGCAGTGGCGGCATTTCCTAGGGCGACAATTGAAATCACAGATTCAAATCCTCCAGATCACAATAATTCTTACCTGCCTTAAGGTTCACCATGTAGTCTCCGAACCGAGTCTCGGAGAATATCTTTTTAATATCTACAATCAATTCCCTTTCATCCTCTGCCATGTCCAATACAATCTCATCATGAACAACATGCGATACAAAAGATTTCTTTCCTTCCAAGAACTCATCAATCACGACTGCTTTGTGTAAAACTAAATCTGCAGTTGTGCTCTGGACGACATAATTGAGCGCCTTTCTTTCGTCAACGATAATAGATCGATCAAACGGAGTCTTTACTTTTCCATCCACATACCATCTATCAAGTACTTCTTGTTTGTTGTATGTGCTGTCCTTTAATACATTCTGTGTGGTTCCGCCATAGAGCCAAGCAAAAAATATAGTTTTCATTTCATCACGTGATAAGTCTTTCTTCCGAATGACATTGATTTTATTCCATTCGTGAATATCTTCTTGGGGCTGTCTCTTTCCTGTTAGCCCCAAAAAGGTGCGCACTTCGGCACCATTATAATCCAACGATATAAACCATTCATTGTGAGGTTTCACTATCTTTCTCAAATCACGCATCATTGTCAGAATCGGAAAAGAATTAGAATGGGTTGCCAATCTCCCTGTCACTGTGCCGAACAAATTATAATCAATATGCAATGGGCCCTTCAATAATTTGCGTGCGCGATCCCTCATGTGTGTCTGATAAAACAAAGCTTTACTGTTGGCTCCGCTAACATTAAGATCTCTATACTTAATCTTATACAATAATTTTTGAACCCGATCTAAATGATCATAATTTGCTGGCTTCTCGTAGTTATCAAATACATCTTGTGTGATTTTATTCTTAACATCACAAAACTCATGCAAGAAATCTTTAGGCACCAAATCAAAAAAACAATGCTCGCGCATACTAATCTTTCCGATTCTGAAAGATTTTAAATATGCTTCAAAACGTCGCTGTAATCGGCGCCAGTCCTCGATTAACTCTTCGGGGCATGCCTGTTTGAGAGACTGTCCCCCACAGCGCAGCCATGCATACTCCACATTAGGATCAGTAATGGATCCTGTATACTTCCATGTTCTGGTGAGATTGGACGGCAATGCATCAAAATGCAATTTGCCGTCTACATATATTCCCACACATTCGGACTTATCATCCAATGTCTGAAATATCACGGGCCCTCCGAGTCGCGAACTGCTCTTCTATGATCAATAATATAACTCATTGAACCACTATAGTCAAATGTTTTATTAATAATTCTTTCAAATTTTTCCAAGGCTGCTCCGAGACTCTTACTATTATACAACGCTATGGTATCTTTAGTCAAGCTTATTTTTTTATATTCTGGAAACGATGATTCTTCCTCCAAAAATCGAATACGACAATACAGTTCCAAAAAATAAGATTCAGAATATTTTTCCGTGAGTTCCTCCATGGAATAAGTTTTTGTCTGAATGCGTTTTTGAATAGTTCTACCTCCGCACTGTTCCTCAACTGTCACCATTTTTTTTCTCACATGATTATACATGTTTAGGAGATAATATTTAAAGTTACGATAGTATCTTCCATGAGTATAACTGTATGCCAAGTCTATTATCTGTTGAGTGGATGTCACCCCGTACTTAGAAACATAATCTCGAATCATAGCTGGTGCACCAATGTCCGCAACCAAGCGCCAGGGGTTCCATTGATCTACCATAAAACCATATGAATTACAAGCATTAACATAAAAGCCCCAGTTAGGGCTCCGGACAAAAGCCACGATCTTATCAAAATCATTGGATGCATTTAGATTGGCAATTTCCACAGCCAATCCAGAAGTCTGAATAGAACATCTTCTACTTTTAGTAAATGCAGGCTGCGTAAAAGCGGTGGTGCCGGCTGTCTTGTTTAACACTATCATCAGTTCTTTAATAAACTCATCGAAATCTTTGACTTCCACATTGGCGCCTTTAAAAGCGGCGTCCACAACTGCCATATAGGCGCGCCATTGATCATTATAAGCTTGGTGAGGAGGCACATAAGCTCTAAACACCCGCAGAGTACTTAAATAGGGATCATCTTTTGAGATTTTTCCTTGCGTTGCACATTTGGCAAATTGCTGATTGAGTCCATTAAAAGCATCCACTACGAAATTAATAGCAGATATGCCGTCCCCCTGAGAGACAGACGCATCAAACTGTTTTAATTGGAGAACGCTATTATTAAATGTGATAGGTGTGAACACTCTATTGACTCTGCCATAAAGTTGCTTTTCTGCAAAATTAAAATCTATGATGTTAGGAAAACGTGCGGCTGCTCCGAGCATGCGGTTACGATAAATGTTTCTTTTAATAAAGAGTTTTCGCGTCGTTTCGCTATTTGATTCGGCATAATATAATGACATATAATCTTTCTCCTATTAGTCCGTTGGCCCGGGAGGGGCGTCCGAATTTGGCGCCGGTTCAGCCACTTCGGGATTTGCACCGCTCTTTAACATGTCGCCCATCTTCGTCACCATCCCGCTCCACCAATCAGTTCTTTTTGCCTCCGTACTGCGATTTGCTCTGCATTTCTGAGTATCGGTATTGGCGCCCCTGCCAGAATCAGGAAACTCCGATTTTTCATTAGCACCAATAGATGCCACCCATTTAGCCGTAATCTTAGAATTTGCCTTTCCGGC